TCTCGTCTTATGCAGTTTGCGATAGTGGCTGGAAGTATCAATATGACAAATACAACGACATCTATCGTTGGGTTCCATTAAATGGAGACATTGCTGGTCTTTGTGCATATACTGACAGTGTTCAGGCTCCATGGTGGTCACCAGCTGGTTTAAATCGTGGTTCGATTAAGAATGTGGTTAAGCTTGCATTCAATCCAAATCAAACTGATAGAGATACATTATATAAAGCTGGCATCAATCCAGTAGTTTCTTTCCCAGGACAAGGAACGGTCTTGTTTGGTGATAAGACTCTATTGAATCGCCCAAGCGCATTTGATCGTATTAATGTTCGTCGCCTCTTTATTGTTCTTGAAAAGTCAATTTCTCAAGCTGCCCGCTCAACTCTCTTTGAATTCAATGATGAATTTACACAATCACAATTTGTTGCTCTCATTGATCCTTTCCTAAGAACTGTTCAAGCTCAGAGAGGAATTTATTCTTATAAGATCGTATGTGATTCGACAAATAATACACCAGAAGTAATTGACGCGAATAAATTTGTTGGTGATATCTACATTCAGCCTGCTCGCAGCATAAATTATATTCAGTTGAACTTTGTTGCAACCAGAACTGGAGTTGACTTTAGTCAAATCGTTGGACAGTTCTAATAAATAGATAAAATTCTAGGAGAATTAACATGGCTTTCAATGTAGATGTATTTAGATCCAACCTTTCTGGGGATGGAGCTCGTCCAAATCTATTCCAAGTTTCAATGACGCTACCAACTTTTGCAGGAACCTTTTCTGCTGGACAGAAGCTCACATTTATGTGTACTTCCGCTTCATTGCCAGGATCGACAATAGGACAAGTTTCAGGTTTGTACTATTTCGGTCGTGAAGTCAAAATTGCTGGTAATAGAACTTACCAAGATTGGTCAATCCAAATCATTAATGATGAGGATTTCTTGATTAGAAATGCGTTAGAAAAGTGGCACTATAATATTAATGGACCAACAAATAATCAAAGATCACCAAATGCAATCACAACCACTAGTGGTATTGGTTCATCTGGTTATGCAGTTAACGCTTCAGTACTTCAATTCGCTAAAACTGGTGGCTCTCCAATTAAGAGATATGACTTTGTTGGACTATGGCCAACTGATCTTGCTCCAATTGAATTAGCATGGGGCACTAATGATTCAATTGAAGAATTTGGTGTCACGTTTGCATATCAATACTGGACTACTCCACAAGTTACTGAGCCAAATGCTCTCTCGGGCACAACTGCTGCTCTTAATGCTCTGACTGGAATTCGAGTTTGATTTATTGAATTGGGGAGAGAAATATTTCTCTCCCCTTTATTTTTAATATGAGGAAATTTCATGGCAATTAAGTTATTTGGGTTCAAGATTCTTCGTGGTGATGAAGAAGATCAACAGTTAGCACCTACACCAGTTACTCCCCAGTTAGAAGATGGTGCAATTAATATTCAGACAGGTGCACATTATGGCATCTATGTTGATCTTGATGGTTCATATAGAACTGAAGTAGATCTAATTACAAAATATCGCACAATGGCAATGCAACCAGAAATGGAAACTGCAATTGAAGATATTATTAATGAAGCGATTGTTCATGACAATCATGGACAGATTTGTAAAATAGTTCTAGACGATCTAAAACAACCAGATAAAATCAAATCTCTAATTCGACAAGAATACATGGAAATCATGCGACTTCTTGACTTCGATAATTTCGGAACAGATATTTTCCGCCGTTGGTATGTTGATGGGCGTTTATATTATCATGTCGTCATCGATCCAGAAAATCCAAGAGCTGGAATTCAACAGTTAATTTATGTTGATCCTCGACGCATTCGCAAGATCAGAAATATTACAAAGAAAAAAGAAAATGGCACGGAAGTTATTGATCGTATCGACACTTTTTATCTGTACAATGAAAAGTTGACAAACAACAACGTACAGTCACCCCAATTATTGGGAAGCTATGCTGGAGGCGTTAAGTTAAGCGAGGATTCGGTTATCCACTTAACATCAGGGTTATTTGATCCAGCCAAATCGACGGTCTTGTCTTATTTGCACAAAGCAATTAGACCAATGAACCAATTGCGCTTCGTTGAAGATGCAACCGTCATTTATCGCGTTTCTCGCGCACCAGAACGTCGCGTATTCTACGTTGATGTTGGTAATATGCCACGCATGAAAGCAGAGCAGTATTTGAAAGATATTATGACAAAGTTTAGAAATAAACTTGTCTACGATTCAGGCACTGGCGAGATTCGCGATGATCGCAAACATATGTCAATGCTTGAAGATTTCTGGATGCCTCGGCGTGGTGAGGGTAAGTCAACAGAAATTACAACACTCCCAGCTGGGCAAAACCTTGGACAGATGGATGATGTTTTATACTTTGAAAAGAAGTTATACAGAGCATTGAATGTTCCAGTTTCAAGACTAGAATCATCAACTGGATTTTCATTGGGTCGTTCTAACGAAATTACAAGAGATGAGCTTAAATTTGATAAGTTTGTTGATAAACTTCGTTCTCGTTTTTCTGTAATCTTTGATGAGTTATTAGCTCGACAGTTGGCACTTAAGGGCATCTGTACTCTTGATGAATGGAATTTGTTTAAGCAATTTATTCACTATGACTTCATCAAGGATAATAATTTCACTGAGCTTAAAGAAACTGAGCTATTACAGAATAGAGTTCAGATGCTTCAAACTGTTGAGCCTTATATTGGACGTTTTTATTCCAAGCGTTGGGTCCAGGAAAATGTTCTTCAATTCGATGAAACGGAAATTGAAGAAATGGAAAAACAAATGGAAGAGGAAGCTGAAGAAGCTCAGGATCAACAAGATCAGCAGGATCAGCAAGGTCAGAGTGGAGCGGATGCAGGAGATCAAGAATCATCTGCAAATACTGCAAATAATCAAGAAACCAAAAGTCCTGATGATATAAATAAGAAAGTATCTAAACTTTTCACTAGTGGATAAAAAATGTCAACCTTTTCAAATTTAGCTGAGAAAAAGAATGTAGTAGGATTCAAAGATCTATTTGAAAAAATGGTCTCTAATAAAGTAACAGAAATTCTTGATCTATATAAAATACAAGTTGCTCAAAAGATCTTCAATGAAGAATTGAAGGTTGGTGACGATGATGTTCGTGGTGATGATGAAGTTGGTGGCATGACTGCTGCTACTGCGACTCATGGAAAAGAAATAAAGTGGCCAGCTCCTGCAAAAAAGAATAATCAAAATATTACAACCAAAGGGTAAATTAAAATGGAAAAATTTACAAACTCAGCATTAAACCGCGACGCAGTATCATTCAAAGATGCTTTTGAAGAGACACTTGCATCTAAAGTATTTGATGCACTAGAAGCAAAGAAGCTTGAAGTTGCTCAAAATATTTTTAATGGTGAGGTGGAAATTAAAGAACATGGCAATGATGGGTTTGGCTCAAACAAAACATCTGGCAATGTAACAAAAGGCTGGCCAGCTGCAAAGCATTCATCGCAGGGTCTTCCTCACACAAAAGAGAAGTCAGTAGAAGAAACAAAAATGTGCCCACATTGCGAAATGTCAATGAGCAAATGCAAGTGTGATCATATGGAAGAAGAAGTCGAGCAAATTGATGAAGGCAAGGCTCCTTCTGATATAGAAAACAAATTAAGAAAACTACACGGTGGTTTTGGAAAAATTAAACAAAAAGGGAAAAATACCTTTACGCACACTTCTGAAGGCGAAAACGAAGATGGAGATCCAGCCAAAATCACACACACGTATATCCTAAACAAAAAGGGTAAGCTTGTTCACATAGGCACACAATCAGTTGTAGAAGAAGTCGAGCAGATTGATGAATTGAGTTTAGATACATTATACAACGCTGCTGCTGAGGCTGAGCATGAACGCGATTATGGCGATCCACAAAAAAGAAAGAAATTTCGTCGTCAAGCTAAATTTTTCAATAGAGCAGCAAATGCCGCTACTGATCATTATGAGAAAAAACTTATTATAAGAGATCGTAAAGGAAACCCTATTGGTTACAGAAACAATGCAAAACCTGTTTCTTATCCAAGAGAAGAAGTCGATAAAAAACATGGAAAAGTTGCACTTAAAGTGACAAAGAAATTAATGAAGATTGCTCATAAACATGCTAAAAAGCATCATGAGGAAGAAGAATAAATTTTAATGAAAAAATTGTCCGAATTAAGAAAAACGCCCATCAAGTTTAAGTCTAAGCTGCCAGACCCGCCTATGATTGTTTTACTTAAACGCAAAGCCATTAGGACTTTTCCTAATGGTCAACGTGTTGCTTTGTATCACAATGACCAACTTAAACTTGATGTAAGCGTTCCTTATTTCCCAGGCAAATTTAAAGATACTGAAGTGGCTACTGGTATGATGAGAGAAGATGCTACTATTTGGAAAAAGTTAGGAGTGATTGCGAAAGGCAAACCTGCTGATGTCACTTTTCCAAATGGTGCCGTCATGAAAAATGTTCAACCTAGTGTTGCCGCTTCTATTCAAAGATTAAGGTCACTTATAAATACTTACAATAGAGCAAAGTTAGCAGAAAAAATTAACGCATCGCCATCAGACTTTAACGATGTTGTTAAGTTTGTTAAGGCTAATGAAATTTAAGGAATCAGACTATGTCAGTAAATAATCCAGAAGTACAAGTGCTATATGACACTGGACGTGAATCCATGGTCAAGATTCATGGTTACTATAATACAA